CAAGTGGGATTTACTCCAGTGTTTGTGGATATTGAATTGGATTCTCTGAATCTCGATCTTGATGCAGTTGAACAAGCATTGGCTGCAGATCCAGAAATTCGTGTTATTACTTTTGCCCACGTGTTGGGTAATCCTCCCAATATGGATCGATTGATGCAGTTGGTCGACAAGTATAATCTTATACTACTAGAAGATTGTTGTGATGCATTGGGCAGTACTTATGATGGCAAGCCCTTGGGTAGTTTTGGTCTAATGGCCAGTTGCAGTTTTTATCCTGCACACCATATGACCATGGGCGAAGGCGGATATGTTGCTACAGATGATGCCAATACAGATGTAATACTTCGCAGTTTCCGTGAATGGGGCAGAGGTTGTTACTGTGTTGGACCAGATGCCAACAAACTCAAATGCGGTACTTGCGGCAAGCGTTTTAACAATTGGATTGAAACACTACCTGATGAAATATTCGACCACAAGTATGTTTACGATGAGATCGGCTATAACCTAAAACCAATCGAACTACAATGTGCTATGGGTCTAAAACAGTTGGATAAACTGCCAGAGATTCACGCACTGCGCCGTCGTAACTATCAATTGCTGTATGATATCTACAGCAAGTACGAAGAATTCTTTATTGTTCCCAAGCCCCAGGCCAAGAGTGATCCCAGCTGGTTTGCTTTCCCTATTACCATTAGGTCAAGCGAACACTTCAAACGCAGTGACATTGTGGACTATCTCGAAGAGAATCTAATTCAAACTCGTCCATACTTTGCTGGCAATATTATGCTACAACCCGCATACAGTCACTTGATGGATCCACAGTTGGCCAAGAACAACTTCCCCAATGCTACCCACGCTATGACAAATACTTATTTCCACGGTACAAGTCCGGTGATTACACCCGAACAAATTGCTTACATTGGAGAAAAAGTAGATGGTTTTATGAGTCTATTCACATGAAAAAATTAAGTACTGCCGCAATGAACATTGATGGACAACCAATGTTCAAATATTTAGATCGTGCCCGTAAGCTAGAAGCTGAAGGTCGTTCAATGATACATATGGAGATTGGTGATCCAGATTTCTGCACACCACCAAACATCACTATGGCGGCTGTTCGAGCGTTAGCTGAAGGACGTACACACTATACCAGCAGTTGGGGCGACTTGGAGTTTAGAGAAACCATTAGAACTGCTACTTACAAAAGTAGAAAGTTTATGCCAGACTTGAATCAAGTATTGGTAGTACCCGGTGCTAACATTGGCATTTACTATGCGGTGTTTACACTTTGCGATCCCGGAGAGGAAGTATTGGTACCAGATCCTGGCTTTGCTACCTACTACAGTTCAATTAAAATGTGCGGAGTAAACGCAGTTCGTGTTCCTTTATTAGAGGAAAACGGATTTAGAATGCAGGCCACAGATGTACGTGCACGTATCACTGACAAAACACGTTTACTGATTCTAAACAGTCCCAACAATCCCACTGGTGCAGTAATGACTCGGCAGGAGTTGAAAGACATCTACGATCTTTGTGTAGAAAAAGATATCTACTTATACAGTGATGAAATTTACAGTCGTATGATTTACGATGACTATGACTTTAGCAGTCCTGCACAGTATGATCAATGTCGCACACACGTTATATTAAGTAATGGATTCAGCAAGGCCTTTGCTATGACTGGATGGCGATTAGGTGCACTAATCGGTCCCCCTGAAGTTATGGAACGTATGAGTCAGTTGTTACAAACCACCAGTAGTTGCGTTAGTAGTTTTATTCAAAGTGCAGGTACCGAAGCCATACGTGGTCCACAGGATGCAGTATATTCAATGATGAAAACCTATGAGCAACGCAGGGATCTATTGGTAGAGGGCCTAAACAATGTGCCTGGATTCTCTTGCCAAAAGCCTGGCGGAGCATTTTATGTGTTTCCCAATATTACAGGCACTGGACTTACTGATGTTGAAGTATGCGAACAACTAATGGATCAAGCTGGGGTAGTTACTGTTCCAGGCAGTTGTTTTGGAGAACACGGAGCCGGACACATTAGACTATGCTATGCTACAGACAGAAATAGCATAATGTCGGCAATTGCAAGAATTAAACAATGGGCAGAAAAATTATGAGAGTATGCGATTGGATTGCGGAATATCTTTATAGTCAAGGAGTAGAACGTGTACACGGCCTTATGGGCGGTGGTGCAAGCGGTCTAAACGATGGCTTTATCAAACAAGGACAAATTGGTTATATTTGTTATCACCACGAACAGGGTGCAGGTCATGCTGCCATTGGAGAAGCAAAATACACGGGCCGTTTGTCAGTAGTCAATCCCACAACTGGTTGTGCTGGCACCAACTGTGCTACCAGTGTACTAGATGCTTGGCAAGACAGTACACCTGTGTTGTTTCTCAGCGGTAATGTCAGACTAAACACCTGTAGTGGTTATATCAATCAAACACAAGGTATTAACATTCGCAAGTACGGTATTCAAGAACACCACGTGGTTGATACCTACAAGTCAATGACCAAATTCAGTTACTTTGTCACTGATGTAAAAGATGTTGCGTATGTTATGCAGTATGCGGTGTATATTGCACAGGCCGGAAGACCAGGTCCAGTTTGGGTTGATATTCCCGGAGACATACAAACTGCAGAAATGCCCGCACGCTACAGAGAATACACTCCACCGACATTGCCCACAGTGGCAAAAAATGCGGTAGATTATTCTGCAATTAAAACTGCCATAGCAAATAGTCAACGGCCTATTGTATTGGCAGGCTACGGCATCAGACAAGCCAATTGCGTAGATGAATTTGTTGAATTTATCGAACAGTATCAAATGCCTTTTGTTAGTACATATGGAGCGAGAGACTATATTACAGACTCGCACTCTTTAAGTATTGGTGCAGTGGGCATCAAAGGCAGTCGTGCCGGTAACTTTGCACTAACCAATGCTGATTTGTTATTGGTGTTGGGCAGTAGTCTGGGTGGTAGTGTTATTGGCTACGATCCAAAACAGTTTAGTCCTGCAAGTTATAAAATTGTAGTGGATATTGATTCAAACGAATTAAAAAAGAATATTGTTAAAATTGATGCTGCTTACAACATCAGCTTAAAAGAATTTTTCGGAGCAATGCTATGACACGTGAAGAATGGATCAATAAATGTAATGATTGGAAATCTGCTTGGCCAGTTATTCAGCCCGAATACTTTGATGATGCCGATGGTACGGTGAATATCTACGCAGTATTAGATGCAATTAACCAACACAGCGGTGCATACCAAGTGTTAATGGGAGATGCTGGCAGTATCAGCTACGCAGGCCCAGTAGCATTGAAGGCCAAAGCAGGTCAAAGATTTGTGTTTAACCCTGCTCAAGCTGATATGGGATGGGCACTGCCTGCGGCCATTGGAGTGGCACTTGCTGGAGGCAATGTTATTAGTATCATCGGTGACGGTAGTTTTATGAGTAACTTACAGGAGCTAGCAGTTGTTCGCCAACACAACCTAAATATCAAGTTTATTATTTTGAATAACAGTGGATACTTGAGTATTAGAAACACACAAACCAAATACTTTAACGGTCGAGTGTTTGGTACTAGTAACGAAACTGGACTTTGGTTCCCTAAATTCAAAGACATTGCAGATTCGTTTGAAATTGGTTATGCAGAAGTCAATGGTGTTGCGGGATTAGCTGACTTTGCCCAATTATTATCAGCACCAGGTCCTGCTATCATCAACTGTATTTGCAAAGCCGAACAGGAAATTTTGCCAGCACAGGCATTGAAAAATGGCAAGCAAGCTGGGTTACACGATATGACACCATTCTTGACAGACGAAGAATTATCTGCGGAAATGATAGTCAAAGTCTAATAAATATCAGTATGAGTGCATACTGGCAAGACTATGTAAAAGCTGCTTATGATCTTATACTGGAAAGTGAAGGTCAAACTGCAGTTTACTTGGACAATGATGTAGAACAATATGTTGTACATCTTTTTGCAAAAAATTTCCAAAGAACTGATATCGGCGAACAACCAATTGCAATACAGATGTTGGAAGCGGTTAATGGTAAACAGTTTGATCGTTATCAAACCATAGCAGATGAATGTTTGCTAATTCACAGTTACCCATTAAAACGCAGACGCTGGCCCACCGAAACTTACTATTTGGATATGGGCACCACTGCATACGGTATGGCCAATATTGAAATTATGGAGCATAATTTCCAAACGGCCAGTCAGGTATTACACACAGTTTTCAGCAAGATTGGTTAAAATAACCGTTGACCTAAAATGCATAATATGCTATTATTATGTATAACTTAACCACACAAAGGTCTACTATGTTTGAATCAATTGAAATCCGTAAAGCCGCAAATGGCTTCATCTTAGTCGTCAATACCGAAGACGAAAGCAAAGAATTTGTTTACGATACCAGTCGTAAGGCAATGAGAGTACTAAAGCAATATTTAGAAGCTGATAACAAAAGCGAAGAATAACCCGCCAAATTGGCAAGGTATTGCAAATTAATCCCAATGGTGTTATACTAATGGTTCACTACAAATAAAGGAATTAATTATGGAATGTACTTTCTGCAGAAAATGGCACTTCAAGGGCATCGAAACTTGCACCGAAGCACCTAAAAAACCCGCACCGCAAAAAGCTCAGTAATTGTTGTAAAAAAGTAACAAGCAGTTTGCCCAAATTTGGGCATTCTGCTATAATTGTAACTTAACAACAAGGAGCTAGTATGCAGTTTAACACATCACCTGTTAGTACTTTGTATGTAAAAGTTAATTTTAAGCGTAGTCCCTATAAACGGGACGTTACAGCTTTGCGTATAGTTGCCCAAACTTACTCCAATTTTGTCAGCAACAATGCGTTATTTTTAGTAGATTTGCCCCCAAAAACGGCAAGTTTATTAACAGTAGAGGCAGCAGTAGAAGCACTAAAAACTCGTGCAAACGCCTTAAATGTTAGTGTTAAAATGCCCAATAATGTATACAAAACACTTGCACGTCGTGTAGCTGTTGCATAAAAACAACACTAAAAGCCTGCCATTTTGGTGGGTTTTTGACACAAATTCTGTCTTTTGCTATAATACTTGTATAGTAATTAAAAAGGAGCTAACAAAATGTCACAGTTTATTCAAATTACACAAGGCACTTATCGTAATCAGCCAGTTAACGGTATGGTGTTTGAGCTAGTAGAACAGTATAAATCAGGTGCAAATGGTGGTTTTGTTACTGTTAAAAATAACGGCACTTTCCCAGATTTTCCAGAAAAACTTCGCATTAGATGCGGCGGAATGGACAGTTACAATTTTACAACTTCGACGGAGAATACAACAATGGTAAAAACAGTTACCGCACCAATGGCAGTAGTAGAAACAGATGAGCAAGCCATTGAGCGTATTAGAGAGCGTTTTGAAATCCTTACAGAAATGACCAAAGCTGCTACCAATGGCGACATTCGTGCTATGATTGTGTCAGGCCCCCCTGGAGTTGGTAAGAGTTTTGGCGTAGAGCAAGAAATAGAAAAGGCTTGCTTGTTCGACCAAATTGCAGGCAAGAAACTCCGCGCAGAAGTTGTAAAAGGTTCTGCAACTGCTCTTGGATTGTATAGTACACTCTACAAGTATTCGGACAGTAATTGTGTGTTGGTGTTTGACGACTGTGACAGTATTTTGCTAGATGATGTTGCACTCAACTTGCTTAAAGGTGCGCTTGACTCAGGTAAGAAACGCAAAATCTCTTGGTTGTCAGACAGCAATTTGTTGCGTAGAGAAGGTATCCCAGATAGTTTTACATTCAGCGGTAGTGTTATCTTTATTACCAACTTGAAGTTTGACCAAATGAAATCTCAAAAGTTACGTGACCACTTGGATGCACTCCAGTCACGTTGCCACTATTTGGATTTGACATTGGATACACAGCGTGATAAATTGTTGCGTATTCAGCAGATTGCCAAAGATGGCGTATTGTTTTCGGACTATGATTTCGAGCAAGTTACACAAGACGAGATCATTGAGTTTATGAATGAGAACAAAGACCGTTTGCGTGAATTGAGTTTGCGTATGGCTCTTAAGATTGCAGATTTGCGCAAGAGTTTCCCTACTCGCTGGAAAGCAATGGCTACCACAACTTGTATGAAAGCTGCTTAATGTATACTGCTAAAGATAAAGCAGTGATGAAACTTTGCGAAGGGGAAAAAGGATTCGCCATCTTAGATAGTATGGTTACTTATCCCCGTGCCAGTATAGAATTCAGTGTTGATTGTCCTGCAGAATACATACAGATGATTCGGCGAGCACATATGAAGGGTTGGTTAAAACTGGTTGCATACGTTAAGGAAGAAGAATACATATGGAATCGATTGCAAAGTGAGTAAGTTGTTTTTCTGTTTCGGTTGCCTACTTTTCTCAGTTAGCTCCTCGGGCAACCTTTTATAAGCTCTACTTCGGTAGAGCTTTTTTTGACTTTGTTTTACAAGTGTGTTAGAATTAACAAATGATAAAATTCAATTACGTAGAAGATTACATAGAGTTTTTTGCTGGTGACAGAGATGCCGCCGGCACGCTCATTGGTTTGTTTGACAGTCACAAATCTCCCATTAGTCTTGCAAGATACGATATTGCTATTGTCAGCAGTTTAAGTTCGCAAGTGGTTCATCATAACAAAGCCTACACTGACAAACAAGCAGACTTGGCCAAAAGACTGGTTATCAAATACACAAGACAACTGTCTAGACTGTCTCCGCCTGTTGCAGTGCCCGATGACCTACAGTTTAGAATGGGCATTAGAGTTGTTGATAGGACCAAGAGCATAACAGAAACCGACGAATATTATGTTATGCGATTCCCCTACGATAATGATTTTATCAATACAATCAAAAAGCAAATCAAAGAAGGCCAGGGCAAAATACTGTTCGACAAAGAACTAAGAGCTTGGTGCCTTGCTAAAACTGAATACAATTTGAATTGGCTAGTGACTATAGCTCCCACGTATGAATTCGAAATAGCACCCAGTATTCTCGCACAATATGATCAATTGACCGAAGTAGAAGCCAAAGGGTATACAATTGAATTGATACAAACGGGCGATCACTACACTATTACCAACGCCGCCGATAGTCTAATAGACTATGTTAACAGTAAATTGGGGGGCTTTGGTTTAGACAATTTACTCACATTAGTAGACAACAGCTCGGTATTAGGTTATAATGTAAACCAAGACCTACTGAATACGTTATACAGTATGTACGATCCCGATACCGTAGATTATTTAACTGAAAGAGTTGTCAGTAAAGAAACTGACAAACTTGGTTCAATAGTCAAGTATGCTAAATTGGTAAATAGATTGCCCGTTTACATATATGACAATGCTGCTGATAGAGTTGTTGTTGACGATCCTGCAGTTGTGTATTTGGCAAGAACAAGCCCCAGTGATCTACAACCTAAATTGATAGTAACACATACTGCAATGATGATAGGTTCCAAAAAACAAAGTTGGTTAGCCAACAGTGAAAAAATAATTAAACTAGAATGAACTGTACACTAATAATCAAAGACGAAGTCAACTTGAAAATCGAGGGGCTGGATCTTACCACAAGAAAAAATCTAGTTAACAAATTCAAATTTGAAATACCTGGTGCCAGATATACTCCTGCAGTTAGGCTGGGACGATGGGATGGCAAAGTAGCATTTTTTGCACTGGGCGGTACTAGTTATATCAACTTACTGCCAGAAATTTTGCCTTACTTGGAAGAACAGGGCTACGATGTAGAAATTGTTGACCAACGTGAGTACAGCACTACATTCAGCTTTGATGAAATACGCGAAGACAGTTTTAGTCATATCAAGTGGCCACCCAAACACGAACGTGCAGGTCAGCCTGTGATGTTGCGTGACTATCAAGTTGGTATTATCAACAAGTTTTTAGCCAACCCCCAATGCTTGCAAGAAGTAGCTACAGGTGCAGGTAAAACTATTATGACTGCCAGCCTGAGTGCGTGTGTTGAAAAGTATGGTCGCAGTATTGTTATTGTTCCCAACAAAAGTTTGGTAACTCAAACTGAAGCTGACTATATCAATATGGGATTAGATGTTGGAGTTTACTTTGGTGACCGCAAAGAGTTTGGCCGTACACATACTATTTGTACTTGGCAAAGTCTAAACAATCTGCTTAAAAACACACAAGCAGGAACTGCAGAAGTAACTGTTGGTGAGTTTATTGAAGGTGTAGTGTGTGTAATGGTCGATGAAGCACATATGGCCAAAGCCGACGCATTGAAGACGATTCTCACAAGTGTGTTTGCCCGAGTACCTATTAGGTGGGGATTGACCGGCACTATTCCCAAAGAGGATTTTGAGTTTATGTCCTTGCGTTGTAGTTTAGGCGAAGTATTGGGAAGACTCAGTGCCAGTGAACTACAGGAAGCAGGTCATTTGGCCAGTTGTCACGTTAAAGTACGTCAATTGGTAGACTATGTAGAGTACAAGGACTATCAACAAGAGCTCAAGTATCTTACTGAAAATGACGAGCGTATAGAATACATTGCTAATTTTATTGACAACATCAAAGAGTCAGGCAATACATTAATACTAGTTGATAGAGTTGCCAGCGGAAAACTTATTGTAAACAAATTAGGCGACCGTGCAGTATTTGTAAGTGGAGCCACTAAATCAAAGAATCGAAAAGAGGAATATGATGAGATTGCAACAAGTACTAATAAGATTTTGGTGGCGACTTATGGTGTGGCCGCTGTTGGTATTAATATCCCTAGGATTTTTAATTTGGTTCTTCTGGAGCCCGGAAAAAGCTTTGTTCGCGTTATACAATCAATTGGGCGAGGCATTAGAAAAGCGGAGGACAAAGACTTTGTCCAAATCTGGGACATCACATCGACGTGTAAGTTTGCAAAAAGGCATCTCACTAAAAGAAAGGCTTTCTATAAAGAAGCGAACTATCCATTCGAAGTGGAAAAGATAACTTGGCATTGACATTGCCAGGTCGTTAGTGTATACTAACAACATATAACAAGGATACAGTAAGTGCGTTTATTAACATTAGAAAATACCAGCTACGAATTAAATGAAATACCCGAAGAAATAGATGATATCAGATTCTGTGTATTAGATAATAGTGATCCCAAGGAACCTGATTACTTTTTTATACCTTTGATCTTTTTAGAAAGTTTTAATAGCCCAGCATTAGTATTGAACATAGGCGGTAATATAATTAAAATGCCCATAGACTGGCAACTGTTAATTGGAGAACCTGACTTAGGTGACTTAGAAGTTGTTCCTCTTACCAGTATCAATGACCGCGGATTCAGTGTATTTGCTTTTAATCCAATGGCAGGATTTAGGCCCGAGTTCTTCCCTGTGGAAGTAATCGACATTTACCAAGATGTCAAATGGTACTTTCCTAAACTAAAGCCCGGCCAGATGTTGGCAGTACCATTAGAGCACGGAGTAAAAAAGCCACTTTGCGTATTTTTTATCAAAGATATTAGTCGTCAAAGTGAGGTTGTTAACTATACTAAATGTTGGTAATGGTATGGGACAACTAAAACCTGGTGCTACTTACATATACGAACGAGTGGGCAATACCACTTATGCTAGGGAAATGGGCTCTGAGCCCAGTACCAGATTCCCAATTGGTCACGATTGGGATCCAGTTAGCGGACATAAACTTCCACCTGATGCTAGACTTGTAGACGGAAAAACAGTACACGAGCAAATAAAAGAAGACCAGATGTGGGGCGAAATCCGTCGGATGGCTCGGACAAATGTTACCTTGCAGTCAGAGTTAGAACGTGTTATAATAGTCTATAACTTGATTAAAGAAGAACAAGAAAGAGAAAACAATTCGGTTGCTTATCACAGGGTATAAAATGGATAAATTAAGTCTTAACAATGAACTACGACAACTGGATACACGTAATCGTGAATTTTATGATGAGTTAACTGACGAAGAAAAGAAAAAGTTCAGTACATATTTAATGTTGCGTTATAGTGCCAGCGTAGAGGGAGATCCTGATTTCCAAGAATGGTATCTTAGAGCTACCAATGAACGTGCCAATATCAATTTCTTTGATTTGAATCATCATCCTAAATTACAATGGTTATTGTTAAGTTCTGTTAGTCCTGGTATGGGAGTCAAAAGACATTATTGGCAAGGTGCCAAAAAAGCCGAAGGCAATAACAACAAGGCCATTAAGTTTTTAACACGCCTAAATCCAGAAATGAAAGCAGACGAAATTGAACTATTGGCAGAACTAAACACCACTGCAGATCTTAAAGCACACGCTCGTAGTATGGGAATGTCCGAAGCTGAAATTAAAAAGGAATTAGGTTGAGTTTTACTTGTCGTTACTGTAACAAAGACTTTAGAAAAGAAAGTAGTCTTCTTGCACATCTTTGCGAACCTAAACGACGTTGGCAACAGGAAAAAGAAACAGGTGTGCAGTTAGGATTAAAAGCCTATTTGAGATTCTATGAAATAACACAAGGTAGTGCAAAATTAAAATCCTACAAAGATTTTGTTGCCAGTCCTTATTATAGTGCGTTTGTCAAGTACGGCAGATACTTGGTTGCTATTCGTGCGGTAAATACCACTAGCTTTACTGAATGGCTATTAAGAAACAATAAGAAATTAGACAATTGGTGCAAAGATACATTGTATACCGAATGGCTATTTGATTATATGAAAAAAGAATCAGTGCAAGACGCACTGGAAAGAGCATTCAAAGAAATGCAGGAATATGCAGACGATCAAACAAGTTCTACAGTTAATTTTAACGACTATTTCCGTGTTGCGGGCAATAGTCTTGTGTGTTACCATATTACCACTGGCCGCATTAGCCCTTGGATTGTATACAATTGTGCCAGCGGTATTGCAGTACTTGATACACTCAATGAAGAACAAGTTGCGATGATATTGCCTTGGATTGATCCAGAATTTTGGCAGAGAAAATTTCAAGACTTTATGGCAGATACTGAATGGATCAAAGATATATTGAAATCAGCAGGACTATGAATCAAAAGAAGTTTTCCAGTGATATTGATATAGATTTCGGGGACCGCAATCGTGCATTGGCGTTGCTTAAAACAACTCCTGCAAGTATCATGCGAGACGGCAAGTTAATCAAGCATAATACTGGAGTCTACGCCACGGATGTATCCACAGATCCTTTGCTGGGTGTAGCCAGTATAGAGTATCAATCAGCTGAAGATCTAGGCTATACCAAGTTGGACTTTTTGAATGTCGGCCTGTATAATCAAGTACGAGACGAAGATCATTTGAATAGTCTAATGGCACAAGAGCCACCGTGGGATAAACTATATCAGCGTGAGTTCTGTGAGCAGTTAATACACATCAATCAGCATTATGATACACTGATTAAAATGCCCGAAGCAGTTAATACTATACCCCGTATGGCTATGTTTTTGGCAGTTATTCGTCCGGGAAAACGACACTTGATTGGCTTGCCCTGGGCTAAGGTTGCTGAAACTGTGTGGCAACGACCAGATGACGATGAATACTACTTTAAGAAGTCTCATAGCCTAGCCTATGCACATCTTGTAGTAGTTAATATGAACTTGTTAAACGATCCTACGAACTAGGGTTATACTACGACGCTTACCGCGTTTTTGAGCGTTTTCTTTAAGACTTATAGCTGGGCCGTATTTTAATTCCACGTCCTTGCTGTTTAGGGTTTTTAAGGTAAACCTAAACTGAATCCAATCTTGTTTTAAGAAAATGTTAATGGGAACCATACGGTTGCTTTCCCACCACCACGTGTCTGCCAACTCCATATAAAGTCGTTTTTGATCTGAAGTTTTTAAGGCAGCGTAATCGTAAATGCTGGTGATAACATCGTCGATGTTTTGAATGATTCCTATGTACTCATTGCCACCGTAGGTAACTAGGCTGAGAAAAGGAAATTCGTCTAATAATTTTTGGTATTCTAATTCCACAATGATATTTATAGCCAATAAAAAAGCCCTTATAAAAAGGGCTTTTTAAGATTCAGCTTACTAAGTTTTAAT